ATGAAGGCGCGCGCCCGGCGTCGAGCGTGACCCGGCTTGACCTCGACGTTGACACCCTGCGCCACAGCAGCGCCGCCACCAGCGCGAGGCGTGCCGTGAATGAAACGAGCCAATGACGTTGGGCGCGAGCGACCTGTGATTCGTCCCTCAAGATCGTTGCTCGAAGCGAACTTGGTGATCGAGAGGCGACTACTGGCGCCGCTAAGATAACTTGCCGGAAAATTGATTTGACGCCGGATCTCGCTGGCCGACTGTGTCCGCGTGCGGCGCACTGCAGCGTTGATTGTCTGACGAGCCACCGTGACGATCTTACTACCCATTCTATCGAGGGCGCTAAAGCTCTCCATCCCTTCGATGGCAATGACATACTGATCCGTCATCACACATCCTCGGGCACCGGGAGATCGATCGTCTCACTCTTCAGAATTGTCACGATGTCAGCTTTAATAGTGATGTCGTCGGCCGGGTGTACGACGCCGATCTTGTAAGCTTCGAACTGCGCGACATAAACGATGGCATTCCGCTTGGGGACAACGCCTTGCTCACACAGGAAAATGATCTGGGGCTGGCGGCCCAGCATCTCAGCGGAATTGAAATTTGTGCCCTTCTGGTCGCCGAGAGCTGCGAAGTTGGTGTGGATGCGGACAGTCACCAGGACCGGCGCCGCATTGACCTCGGGGGCGATATAAAGTGCCGCGACCTCCAATTCCTGGTGGAGATCGCGGCGCGCTTCTCGCTTGATTTCGCGAAAGCGGCTCATCAGAGGTTCAGGTCGTCATCCGTCGACTTCGCGGAGGACGCCTTCGCAGAGGTCGCCTTCGCGGGCTTGGCGTTCGGGTCGCCATGCGCGCCGGAATTCGGCTGCTGCGAAGTGCCCGTCGTCGCCGAGTCACTGGTGTTTCCAGCCACGGTATTGTCGTCGAATGCTGCGTTGCCGTTCTGCTCGGCCTGGGACTTGGCCACGGCAATTTCCTCATTGGTGGCCTCACGGACGCCGCCGAGAGCTTCGAGATCGTCGAATTCCTTCTTGTCCGCATTGAACACACTCACCTTCTGCGGCGTGGAAGCGGGGATGACCTGAAGCTTCCCGCCCGTATCCGTTCGGTGAATGGTGGTGATCGCGTATGCTTTGACCATGAAATCTCTCCTCATTGATATTCAACTGATAGTAGACTGTGCCGCCAAATGAACGGCGGCACAAGGGGGCGTTTACGCCAAGACGCGCGCCTTGAAAGTGCGGTTCGGGTAGAGCGGGATCGGCAGCGGCGAGGACTGGTGCATCAGGTACGTCGCACCGGGGTCCTTGTCGGTCCACATCTTCGGATAGATATCGACCGAACTGAGACCCTGTTGAACTGCCTCGTCGTCCATGATGGCACCGTAGGCGCGGACGCCGGTCGCGCCCGGAGCCACGAGCATCACGTCGCGCGGATCGAAAATGTCGACCATCGAGCCGTTCGCGTTCTGCACCTGGTCGCGGTACGACCAGACTTCGAGGTTGTTGTCGAGTTTGCCGAGATAGGTCAGCGGCTGAACAGTCCGCATGATGCCACGAGAAATCACGACATCCTCGCCACCACGATAGCGGGTGTCGAGCATATCCTTGATGCCCGTGTTCTTGCGGAAGTACGGTGCCACCGACGCGCCGACGATGATCTGTGCCGCTGAGCCGCCGAAGTTTGCCAGATACATCGTCGACATCCACGACTCGAGATTGCCGAGAATGTCGATGGCCGGATCGTCCCAGCGCGCGCCGGCACCGAGGACCACGGTATGACCACTATCCCGACCGAAGTCGAGCAGCACGGACGGATTTGCGGCGCCCTGATCGCGCTCGTAGTCGATCTGCACTTTGCCGTCGATGAACGCACGAGCTGCCATCCAGATCTCGCGCATGCGGATCGCGCGAAGATGATAGGCCGTGATCTCCGCAACGCGCTGATCAAAGCGCTGAGCGAGAGAGGGGCGCTGGCCACCGTTGCGGAAGACCTCGGACGGCAGAACGTTCCGAGCATCCTCGGCGCGCACAGCATCCTTGGGCTTGATGTACGGCGGCGTGAAGTCGCTCAGCGTCTCGCCCTTGCGCTTGAAGATAGGCTTGCCGGCCTCGGTCGGCAGGACGAAGGGCGCGAGGACGCGATCGGCGACAGGTAGCTTTCCGAACCGGATCTTCTCGTCGTCCGAGAAGAAGGATTCGGTGAAGAAGGTGTCGAGGAAATAGGACGGGAGGGGGTCCATACGCTCGTCACGCTGAAGCATGAAGAGATCGCGGGGGTCCCACAGTTCGATTGCCATGAAAGTCGTCTCCTTGTGAATGAACCGGCGAACGGCCCTGACGGATTAGGGCAGCGTGACGGTGCCGGTCTTCACCGGGCGCATGATGATCTGAGTGGGCGAAGGAGCCCCGCGAAAAGCTTCGAGCTTCTTCTCGTCCGTGTCATAGGACGCCGGCCAGGCGAGCATTGCCGGATTGAAGACGCCTGTACGCCAGACTGGGAAGGCGCGGATAGGCGAGGCGCTGGTCGTGACATCGTGGACTACAATGCCGATAGCCGGCACAGGCGGCTCGCTGGTCAGCGACGCGGCAACGACATGGCCAGAGGCATCAAGGCCAACTGGCGTGTAAGCCGGGATGGTCTGGTTGGCGGCGATCGTCATATCCTCGGTGGAGACCTCGGGAAAACTGCCCGTGATCAGTCCCTCGGGGGCGACGGCGATGATGTCGCTGTTCTGCGACGGAATGCCGGCAGCCTTGGCGTAGTCCTGGGGAGTGTAGGTCGCCATAAAAGGTGATCCTTCAATAAGGGGTTGAATGAACAGTCGCGGTTAGGCAACAGCCTTGGGCTTGGCACCGAAAGCCGAAGCGGCCGCCCGCTCGACTCGGCTGAGCTTCGGTTCGTCAGCACCTTCAGCCGAGCCGAGATCGGGATTACCCGTCTGCGCCATAGCCTTATCAAAGGCTGTGGTCCCCTGGGGAAGTGGCTCGGTCGTTGCAGCGACGTTTTCCTTGGGAAGATCGCTGAGGAACGCCGACGCCTGTTCGACGGTCATATCCGTCTTCAGCGCGGCTGACAGGGCGGCCTTCGGACGATCCTTGCCCGCGTCCGACGCGATGATCGCGTTGACGCGGGTGCGCTCGGCCGTGGCGCCTTCCTTGAGACCTTCGTTCCGCCCCTCGGTGCGGGCGTTGGCGACGGCGGTGTCGAAAGCGGCCTGATCGACCGCCTGGTTCTGACCGGACATTGCTGTTTCCTTCTCGTTGTCCTGATCCGCTGCGAATGCAGCAACGGCGTCGTCAAGCGAACCGATGGAATCGGCCAGCCCATTCGACACGGCTTGGGTTGCAGTGAACGTCAGGGCCTCGGTGTCCCGAATGGCCTGTTCGTCCATCGCGCGATTTCGTGCCACGGAAGACACGAAAACTGCGTACAGCTCGTCTATCCGAGCCTTAATGCGTTCTTTGACTTCGGGCTTCAGCGCCTCGTAGGGATTGCCGTCGACCTTGTGGTCGCCAGCAAAGATAAAGGTGATCTTGAGGCCCATCTTGTCCATGGCACCGCTGACATCGACATGGGCGGTGACGACACCGATCGAGCCGACGCCGCCTGTGCGGGAGACGGTAATGCTGTCGGCAACAGAGGCGATGGCATAGGCTGCCGAATAAGCGCTCTCCATGGCGTAGGCGCGCAGCGGTTTGCGGTTCTCGATGGGGTGGATTCGGTCCACGCACTCGAAGCATCCGGCAACCAAGCCGCCAGGGCTGTCGACGATGAACGCCATGCCGCGCACGGTGGCGTCGCCCTGACCGCGCTTCACGGCCTGCCAGATGTAGTCGTAGCCGGTCGCCCAACCGCCGAGCTGATAGGGGAAGTCGTGCAGCAGCACGCCTTTCACCGGGATCTGTAAAATGCCGTCCTTGACGGTGTAAGGACGGAACACAGCGCGCCAGTCGTCATCGCCATACCAGAAATCGTCGCTATCGAGCATCTTCGGCTTGGACGTGTCGGCATCGAGCCGCGTCATCAACGTCGCAGTCTGCTGCAGGCACGATTCGAACACGCCCTTCATCTCGGGAGCGAGAAGGGCTGGAACACCATCGAAGCGCGCGAGGAAGGGATTATGCATCGATATCACCCTCATCGTCGGAGACGGGGAAGCCTCCGATAGTCGCCTTCGTCTTACGCGAACTGTCGTTCTTCTCGTCCTTCGCCTCGCGCTGTTGCGGCGAGCCCGAGGCGGCGTTGATGCTGTTGTCCTCTTCCACGGAGAGACCGTATTCCTCATCCATCGCCCTCTCGCGCTTGCGCTGCTTCTTGACGCGGCGCCAGTCCTTGCCGAGGCGAGCAAGTTCGTCTTCATCCGTCGAAAGGTTGTATTTCAGACGCAGCACGGCAGCCTGCGTCTCCTTCAATTCGTCAATCTGGCCGCGACTCGCGCCAATCCATTCGCTGTTGGAGATCGCATCAAGGTTCTGCCCCTGATAGAGCCAGTCCATGTTCGCGCCACGGAAGCGCGCAGGCAGACTCTCGACTTGACGCTTGTTCAGCGCCTCTTCCAACCACAGCCTGAAGATCATCGACGCGAAGCGATCGGCACACATCTTCTTGCGCGCCTGCATGAACTTCCAAGTCTCAGTCATCGCGGCACGGGCCGACGAGTAGTTCGTCTGCGTGTAGTCACGAGAGAGCTGCTCGTAGCTGACGCCGAGCGAAGCTGCGATGTATCGCAACAGTGAGGCTTCGAACTCGGTGCCGAGCGGACCGCCCTGACCGGCAGGACGGAGCTGCAGCTTCGAGCCGGGCGGGAGATGCGGAATGCGCGAGCCGCCGATCTGGAACTGTTTCTTGTCGCCGATGTATTGCGCGACCGTGCCGAGATAGCCGGTCATGTAATGGTTGATCGCTTCGGCAATATTCTCCTCGCCGAGATTGCCGCCGCCGAGGCGCGCGAAGATTGAGTTGGTGTCGAGCTCCGACTCGATCGAGGCTGCGAACGTCGCATTGACCACTGCGTTCTGCAGGACGATCT